CCCTCTGGCACGGCTTCGCTCCCGTCCTCGGAGGCATCGGGTTCTTCGGCGCGCTCACCTGGGCCGTGGGATCGGAGACCGGCCGCAGGACAACCGTCTACCTGGCCGGGGCGACCTGGACAGCACTGAAGGCGACCAGCCGGGAGTTCCAGTCGTGGTGGTGGTCCGTACGCCACCACGTGCCCGCTGGACTCACCCGCAGGCTCACCCGCAAGCGCTGGGACGGCATGGTCGAGGCCCGCAAGCTGACCGGTCTGAAGCGCGGCCGGGTGGTCGCCACGACGCTCGGGGTGTCTGTGCACCTGCACCTGACGGGCTGGCTGACACTGCCCTACGTCGTCGGCAAGCAGGACCAGTTGGAGGCCGGTCTGGGTCTGAAGCACGACAGCACCAGGATCGTGAAGGGGAACCGGGCTGACCGGTGCGTGCTGGAGGTCCGGGTCCGGGACCTGTCATCAGTGGCATTCAACTGGCCCGGCGTGGACAGCCCCGACATCCGGCGGCCGGTTCCGCTGGCCCAGACCGAGCACGGCGACCTGGTCAAGGTGCTGGTCCCGCAGCGCACGGTGATCGCCGGGACCTCCGGCGCGGGCAAGTCGGTGCTGCTGCGGATCTACGGGTCCGCCGCCGTGCTGTGCGCGAACGCCGACCTCACCTATGTCGACGCCAAGGCGGTGGAGGGATCGCTGTGGCGGGGGCTGGCCGACGTGGCGACCACCGGCACCGAGATCACCGCCATGGCCGCCCGGCTCAAGGCGGGCATGTCCGCCCGGCTCGCCGACATGGCAGTCCGGGGCGAGGTGGACCACGTCCCGACGGCTGCCAGCCCGGCCCGGATCATCATCGTGGATGAGGGCGCGGAACTGAAGCGGCTGAAGCTGACCCAGGCCCGCGAGGACTTCGAGTCGATCGCACAGCTCGGGCGCGCGGCCGGGTACTGGCTGGTCTGGGCCACGCAGTACCCCACCGACGGCTCCGGGGGCCTGCCGGTCGGCATCGGTACCCAGGCGGACACCACGATCGGTCTCCGGGTCGAGACACCGCGTATCAACCGGGTGGTCTGGGGGGACGACGCGATGACCCAGGGATGGGCGTCGCACCTTCTCCCGGCCGTAGCCGGATGGATGATGCTGCGCGACTCCGAGCACGGCCGGCCGGAGCGCAGCCGGACGTTCTTCCTGACCAAGGAGCACGTCCAGGCGATGCCCAGGACCACGGTCCGGGTGGCGTTCGCGAAGCCGCTGGAGCCCGTCTCCGGGCCGCTTTCGGTGCCGCCGATGCCCGCGTACCAGCCGACGGTCCACACGCCGTCAGCGCTCTCACGGGTAGTGCGCCGGCGCACCCTGGCCGACGACCTGGCGGACGCTCTGGAGACCTTCGGTCCGCTCACCCAGGCGCAGCTCAACGCCGCCCTGGGCAAGCCGAAGTCCAGCTCCAGCGTCTCCGACGCACTCAAGCGCCTGGTCAACTCCGGCCGAGTGGCCGTGGACAGCGGCACCTACACCGTCACTTCGATCAACGCAGAGGAGAACTGACCGTGAAGACCTACACCCCGAAGCCGGTCCGGCTGCCGGACGCCGTCCGCCACACCGACGAAGGCAACCCGTACACCGAGCCCCAGTGGCAGCGGTTCGAGCCGCGCCCGGTACCGCCGCTGAACCTGCGGCGAGCCGGTGAGCTGGCCGTGGTCGGCCTGGCGTTCGCGCTCATGGTCGCCGCCGCAGCCTGGTCCACCGTCTCCATCGGCGTCGTGCTGCGCGGGGGCGTCGGCTACGCCGTGGCGGGCGTCTTCGACGTCGGCTGGGGCGTCTGCCTGCTGCTGGAGAACCTGTTCCTGCACGACGACGACCGGCTGAGGCTGATCCGGCGCACCGGCTGGGGACTGCTGGCCTTCACCATGGCCGTGCTGTTCGCCCGGGGCGCTGTGGAGCACAACTGGCTGTTGGCCGTGGCAGGGTGCGCGGGCAGTGGGTTCGCGAAAGCCGTCTGGTACGTGACGATGCGGTGCCTGGAGCCCGACCTCACCCACGACGACAAGGTGAACATCCGCGCCGACCGGTCCAGGGCACAGCGCGCCGCACTGCGCGCCGACATGGACGCCGACGCGGCCCGCCGGACGGCCTACGCCGACGCCAGGCGGGCTGCGCTGCTGCCGCCGGTGCCGGTCGCTGCCGAGAGCGTCACGGCGGAACAGGTTCCGAACCTCGCTGACGCGGAGATCGACTGGTCGGAACTCGAAGAGTCGGTGACGGCCCCTGCGCAGGTCACGGCAGGTTCGGAAGTTCCGAACGAGGTTCCGGCCGTGGTTCGGAACCAGTTCGGAACCGACGTGCGGAACCGTTCCGAACTGCTGCGAAACCTGATCGCTGCCGGAACCACGGACACGGCCGAACTGAGGGCATCAGTCGAAGACGCCGGGTTCGCCGCTCCGTCTCCGGAATATGTCCGCCGTTTGGTCCGCAAGTCGCAGCACTGAACGGCGCGCGTCTCCGGCTGGCCGGCGCGGGTTCACGACCCGGACGCGCACGAGACCGCCTCCCAGGGCGGTCCGAGCGAAGGAGAAATCGCATGACGTCCGCCCTGTTTCCCGCTATCGCGTTCGTGGGTCTGGTCATTCTGGTCTACGCGGCCAAGGCGCACCGGGGACCGATCGTCCTGGCCACCATCGCCACCGTACTGATCACCGGTGGCTGGCAGCACGCGCTCTCCAGCGTGCTCGGCATCATTCAGGGGCTGTGATGGCCCGCCGCAGGAAGAACGGCGGCTCCAAGGGCCTGATCAAGATCCTTGTTTGCGTAGTGGCCGCCGTGTGGCTCTGGACGGTGGTGTCCCCTCACCTGATGGCCACGACGACTACGACCAGCACCTGCGTCATCGGCCAGAAGAACTGCAAGCCGTAGCTGTACGCGTCGCCTGAGAACGAGCCCCTGCCGGGTGTACAGGCCCCGGCAGGGGCTCAACCATGATCATATGGTGTACAGGACCCCGGCCAGGGTCCGGGAGATGTTCGCCGTGCTGGCTGTGTTCCAGGTCGCAGTGATGCTCAGGGTCAGCTGGACCGTGGTGTTAAACGTGCCCGTCCCCCCGGGGGTGATCTGGTAGTTAGCCGCAGCCGTACCGGACGTGACGTCCTGGTTCTGGAAGGTACTGCACACGAGGGCACCACTGGTTCCGACGGTGGTGAACAGCATCCACCCTTCCGCTGTCCACCCGAGGTTGGTGCTGGACCCTGCCCGCTCGGTCAGGGTGAAGGCCCTGATCGAGGTGTCAGAGATCGTTCCGGTGGCTCCCAGGCGCAGTGTCGTCGTCAGTGTGGGCGGGCCTGTGCCGTTGGAGTCGGCTGTCCCGAACACGTTGAACCGGAACCCGTTGTTCACGGCCGAGATGGTGTTGGCGGGGATGACAAAGCTACCGATCACGGTCTCCGTGACCGTGTTCGACACGGACCCGGTGGTGAACTGGCTCACCACTGACGGCAGTTCGTTCAGCAGGGCGGAGGTGACCCGTGCTCCGTCTGCCACCGGACTGATTCCCATAGCGGTCCCTTCAGTAGAGCTGGAGGTAGGTGGGGCTGTACAGGGACAGGGCAGCGCCGCCGTTGTGGGACCGTACGACGCCGTTCACCGACCGGGTGACACTGGAGAACGTCTGCGGGCTGGACGATCCGGAGACAGCCCCCACCGTCATCCGCTCGCCGCCCATCAGGATGTCGAACGGCAGATCCCCTGCGGCCGTGGTCCACAGCACTGCCGGATTGGTCTTCGTCACCAGGAACGACGTATCCGAAGGACCGATTCCGTTGGTCAGTGTGCTGCCGTCCGTGTCGGACCTGGTGTACCCGTCGCCCGTGCTGCTCACCTGCTGGTAGGCCAGGTCGGGCGTCGTGACGAAGTTGATGACGTGCTGGAACTGGTCGATGGTCTCCGTGGACCCGATCACGTACATCCCGGCCGTGTCCAGCGGAGCATAACCGCACTGCGCGGGAAGGTTCTTGATCCCCATGCGAAGCCCGGGAATCATGGTCAGCACCTGGGTTCGCGTCGCATTCGTGCCGCCGGCGTAGAAGGACGGGTGGGCGAGGTTGACCGAGACGGCGGAGAACCGGGGCAGGTCCACCGTGCCTACGTAGACCCGCCACCCGGCCTGGTCGGCGGTCGCCTGGTCCGTCGGCAGGTTCAGGCTGGGAGCGTCCTGGTAGCTGCCCACGCCGGTCGGGGGCGGGCTGGTGTTCAATGGGCCTACTGACTGAACCGACCGGCTGGATGCACCGTTGATCCTGGATACGGTGACGTCGTTCTTGGTGTACCGGTCATCGTCCGTCGGCATCGGTACCGCTGTCAGCTGGTACGCGGCGTAGTCCAGGGTCAGGAAGTACGGCTGCGAGTAGAAGAACGCGCGCGACCACATACCTACAGCCAGCTGGGTCTTGTCCTCGAACAGAAACCCGGTGTCAGCGTCGGTGCACTGCTTCAGCAGGTTGGGCGGGGTGTCCGGGAGCTGTACCCCCAGCAGAGTCCCCACGGCGGGCTGTCCGACGGAGGAATAGGCGAACCCGTTCTGGAGAAGCAGGCGGTGTGCCCTGGTGTCGGCGGGCTCATCCAGGAACCCGCTGACCGCGCCGATAGTGGTCCCGCCCAAGTCGGAGGCGGAAGACGTCTTATTCTGCACGGACAGGTGACCGAACACCACACTGGTCAGATTCTTGTCCGGGGCCACGGCGACTCCGGACACGGTCCGGATGGACCCGCTTGTGTTCGGTCCTATGACCGTGGCCGTACTCGCCAGGATGTCAACCACGGTGACGGTGCATACGGCCGCATTCCAGTCCACGCACAGGCGGACCAGTTTCCCGTCAATGCTGACGGCCACCGGTCCCGTGGTGTTCAGCACGGCCCCCGTATTGTCGTACCAGATGATGTTAAATTGTCCACCGCCGTAGTAGACCTCCGTCAGTGCACACGCGCCTGTGGACTGAATACGGATCAGCCGCGACAGGGTTGCGATCCCTCCGGCCGGGACCGAGATCAGGACACGGACCTGGTCCTGTTCGGTGTCCGTGTGCACCGGGACGGTGCCGGAGAACGATCCGCTGGCCATGACCGGCAGGGGGCTCGATCCCGGGAACACGGTGCTGGACGACAGGGTAGGTGTGCCTGTGATCAGCATGGGAGTCCCACCGCCGGGCGCGGCCGACGCCATGGACGTGGACCCGGAGGGGTCCTCCAGCGCCCAGTACGCGACCGGCGGGTTGGGTGAGTACCCGATGACCGTCCCCGATAGATCGGCCCCCGGGGAGCCGGCAGCTAGGGCCTGGTACATGGCCGACCCGCTGACGGTCACACTCTGGTTGAACCTGCGCAGCGGGCCGTACGCCTCCATCGCCACCCAGAAGTCGGTTCCGGTGGTGTCCCAGTCCTGCGGCCACGCCGGGGTCTCACCCCAGAACCGGTACGACTTGCCGAATCCGAGCGGCACCGACACCCGCAGCTGGGTGTTGCGGCCGATCTTCCCGTACAGCGGACTGGCCGTGTTCCGGGGGCTGAACCGACCGTCCCGGTTGTTGATCTGGAAGGTGCACGACGCCGGGCTGACAGAGGACGTCTCGTCGCTCTGCCCGTAGGTGATCGATACCGGAGTGTCCCCCCGGGTCATCACGTACGCGGTGATGTCCGTCCAGATCCCGTCCACCAGGATCTCCACCATGACGGGGCCGCCGTTGTTCTGCTCCCCGGATGACGGCAGGTTGGCCGGGTACGCGTGAAGCGGGTGGTAGTACCCGTTCATCGCCTGCTGGACAGCGCTCATGGATTACTCATCCCAGAGCACGGAGCACAGCATGTTGACTGCCGCGCTGAAGGTCACGCGGACCCGGAGGAACTTCGAGACGGCCACGTAGGACCACTCTTCAGGCAGGAACTGGTAGTGGTACTCGACCGGCCCGGCTCCGTTGGACTCCCCGGATATCTGGATCGCGTCGAAGGTGCGGACAGCGGTGATGGACCCTTCTCCGGACGACGTGTAGCCGGTGCCGGTCGTGCTGAGCGTCATCAGGGACGCGGGCGCGTTGGGGTCCAGCGGCTGCACCCCCGATGCGGAGTGGGCGGTCACCGTAGCCGCTACGTCGGTCTGGATCAGCTCTATCAGTCCGGTGCCGGTGGTCGCCGGTGCCGAGTCCAGGGTGAATCCCCAGGACACGATCTTCAACTGGCGGGTGGACGGCGTGGCGATCTGGAGCATGGTCTTGACCGACGTGCCTGTGGTCACCTTGACGATGCCCGCCGTCGTCTGCATGGGTGCGTTCCACGCCTGGTACCGGTGCATGGCCTACCTTCCGAAAGCTATCTGGACGTCGCCTCCGCGAATGCGGACGTACTTCTTGATCATCTGGGCCAGCATCTCGTCCATCGGTGCACCGGAAGAGTTGATCTCCAGTACTACCCGCTGCGAGCCGCCCCCCTGGCCAGCCATCGCCAGAGTCTGGGCGTTGGAGTACACGGTGGACCCGGTAGGGAGATGGACCCGCTCCGGACCGTTCTCGCCTACCAGGACATCCCCCCCGCGTATACCTCCGGTGGCTGCTGTAGAGGTGATGCCGCCGTGAGCGAAGCTCGTGATAGCCCGGCCAGGAGACCCGGTGGCGACGAACTTCTCCGTCACGGTGACGGTCTTGCCCTCCAGGCTGTCGATCGACGCCTGGGCCGCTGCCCTCTCCCTCAGCAGCTGGGAGATATCGGCCTCAACCGCAGTGCGGTGGCTGGCCGGTACGGTCTTCAGTGATGCCTTCGCCTGGGCGATCTTGTTGTTGAGATCACTGATATTCCCCTCCAGAGCGATCTTCTTGGGCATCTCGTCAACGGTGGCCTTCCACCCGTCTACTGTCTTCGTCGCTCCGCCGAAGAACGTGGCGACGTCCCCCTGGAACCCCTTGATGTCCGCTGCCGCAGACTTCATGCTGCTCTGCGTCGGACCCGGGATCTTGGCGAGGGCACTGACTACGTCGTACGCAGCTTGCAGCACTCCGTTGGCGAACCCGGCGAGCCCCACGAGGATTCCGTGAATCACCGTCAGGACGATGTCGGATATCCCGACGAAGACTTCGGTGACCACCTCCCGGAATTTCAACGAGGTGTTCCACGCATAGACCAGGTAGCTGCCCAGGGCTACGAGAGCGACCCCGACGAGGACTATCGGGTCAGCATCCATGACTACGTTGAACAGGGCCTGAGCGATGGTCCAGATCTTCACTGCCGCCGCGATGCCCAGGATGGTGGGCGCGAGAACCTTCATCACCGACATAGGAATCTTGTTCAGTGCAGAAGCCATGGCCTCCAGGACATTCAGCTGGATACCGCCCATGGGACCGGCCGCAGCGACGAACCGGCCTATGAAGGTGGCCAGATCCTGGAACAGCTTGACGAGTCCCGGACCTGACTTTGCACCCATGGAGAGAAAATCCTGGAACGTCTTGGACTGGAACCCGGTGGCCAGGTGCGTGGCGAGAGAAGTGATGCCGTCGATGACACTCTTCAGCGCTCCGGTGGCGAAACTGCTGAACTCCTTGACCAGCTCCTGGAACTTGTCAGTGTGCACACCAGTATTGATCTTGTCCATCAGCCCCTGGAACTCGGTTGCCGCTGCGTGGACCAACGGGGTGAGGTCGGGGAGCAGGCCCCTGAGGATGTTCATGCCCTCTGTGAAGATCGGCATCGTGCTGCTGGCCAGGGAGTTGGACCATGCCTGGAAACTCGACTTCAGCTGAGTGAACGCGGTCGCCGCCGCGATGGTCATACTCGGCGTGTCCTTCAGCTGGGCGTTGAGTGCAGCTTGATCTGTAAGCATCGCCTGGGACGGGGCCTTGTGTGCTGCCAGCGCGGCGTTGTACGCGGTCTGGGCTGACTGCGCCTGCTTCGACCCGGCCCCGTGCGCAGCTACGGCCGCGTTCAGGCTGGCCTCCGCCTTGGCCATTTGTGCGGACGGGGCGGCGTGAGCGGCCACGGCCGCGTTGTACGTGCTCTGAGCCGCGCTGAGATTGGTGATGTTCTTGATCTGTGGAAGAACCGCGAGACCGAACGCCCCCACAGCCACACCTGCCGCACCCACAGTGATCGCGGCAGACGCAGCGGCTGCGATCATCGGAACGAGGGAAGTGCCGAACAGCGCCATACCGGTGCTGGCACTGAAGGCGGACGCCCTGAGTTCCTCCATATGAGCTTTGAGGTCATCGAAGGTGTGCCCGGTGGTGTTCCGGGCCAGCACGGTGATACTGACGCTAGCCATCCCAGGCACTCCCCTCGTTCACCAGTGGCCTACCGGCCTGTTCGATCAGGACCATGCGGAGCAGGCCGACCGGCTCACGCATCAGCGCGCTCGGGAGGCAGTGGAACCGGCTGCACAGACCCAGGACCAGTTCCGCGTTCTCCAGCTCCTCCGGCTTGGTTACAAAGGAGCCATCGGGATGGACTCCACCGGTGCACTCTCCCCAGCGGCGGAGCCGATCTCCAAAGGGCCGGAGACCCCCATCACAGCAGAGAACCACGCCTGGACCATCGGCAGCACGAACCTGGTGTCCAGGCTGTTGAGGCCCTCAGCGCTGCACGGGACGGGGGTACCGTCCTTGCGCAGGATGTTCCAGCTGATCAGTGCCTGGGAGAAAGACGAGACCAGCTTGGCCGCGTGCTCGACCCTGACCTGGGTTCCATCGGTGATGCTCAGGAGTCCCATGACTTCCCCGATGGACAACGTGGTGGCTTCCACCACGAGTCCCTTGTACTTCGGGTCCTCGAAATCCAGGACGAAGGTGTCCGGGTCGTAGACGAATCCCTGCGGTTCGCTGCTCAGCTCCATGTCGGCACCGTGCCGTCACCCAGGACGCCGGGCGAGGACCAGGTCAGTTCGCCGGTCGCCGCACGGGTGAGCTGGTAGTCGGTGTACAGGGTCTCGTTCGCCAGCGTGGCCCCGTTGACCACCAGCGTGGTGGTGCGCAGGACACTGGTGGACGGCACAGTGCTGAACACCGTGTGGGACAGGGCCGAGTTGAACACGCCGTTGATCGTGATGGAGAAGTCGGCGAGAAGCAGAAGCCGCTCGTTGGACAGCTTGTCCACGCCGGTGATGTCCTGGACGCCGCGCGGAGTGGCGTACTGCAGGTTCGTCACATCGTTCTTGATCGCTGTCGCGGTGGTCCCGTCGGACAGATCCACGCTCAGCGTGGTCCACCCGAGACCGGAAGCCTTGGCCAATGGACTCAACCCCTCTCGACTGCACCGGCGATGGACGCCTGGTGCTCACTGAAGTCGTCCACCCAGTTCACGGACGACAGTTGCACCGGGCCGGTGCTGCGCGGGTTGCCCCTGCGGTCACCTTCCCGGACGATGTACAGCTCCGGCCGGTCCACCCGGACACGGTGGACAGCGGCCTGGAAGCATGGCTGACCAGCCTCGTACACAAGCCAGTTCTCCAGCTCGGACAGACGCTGCCAGACGAATTTCCTGCCTGAGTGCGTAGCGGTGTGGATCATCTTCTCGTCCAGCACGTCGGCTCGCACTTTCCACCCGTGCAGGTAGTTGGGGCATTCGACTTCAGCGCAGCTGGCCGGTCGCCAGTGCGTGCTGATCGGAGCAGCTATCTGGTAGGTCTTGTACGAGCTGGGCGGCAGTCCGGCCATCAGAAAGCCACCCCTGCTGCGCGGTTCTTCACGACGACGACGGAGAACGTGAGCGACGTGAACCCGGCCGAAGTGCTGGTGGTCGCGTTCAGGTACTCGCGGATCGTGGCGGTGTTGGCCGTCGCCAGTCGCTGCGTGAACGGTGCCGCCGTCACCGTGGTGAAGGCCAGCCCCGTCACATCGGAGAAGGATGAGTTGTTGGCGCTGTCACGGACCTTGATCGTCACGTCAGTCCCGGTGAAGGCGGTCACCTGGAGATACGCCTGGGCACCGAACGCCAGGGAGGATGTGGTGTCGATGCTCGTGCCCGCCGTGGCTGCGGTGTCGGTCCGGAGTCCCGGGGTCAGCTGACTGCCCCACTCCAGGCCGAACCCGTCCGATTGCGCGCCGACCGCGAAGGTGAGTGACCCGTCCGCCCCACGGGTTCCGTCGTAGTTGACCTGCTTCCCCGTCATGCAGGCAGCGGCATTGCCCAGGATGACGCCGCGTGCGTAGGTGATCAGGACGTCCGCTCGGGGGAGTGCGGACAGTACGGGATGGGACGCCCCGGCGGACCCGTCGAAGAATGCTGAGAAATCGATCTCAGCAGTACGTTCCCCACCGAGCCGCTGGTGTGCGTACGCGTTGATCGGGGTGACGTCCAGGGTGGCCGGTCCGCCGTGGATGGACGACAGCGCCCCGATATCCCCGGACAGGTTGTATCCGCCCACGTACAGGTTGTCACCGAGACCGGTCGACTTAGCCACCGGACACCTCCTTGTTGACCTGAGCCAGTTGGGATGCAGACAGGCCGACGCAGTGGGGGGTCTGCTGCCAGGTCGGGGCGACCGATCCCGACGCGTACGCCTTGAGGATCTCCGCCTTGCACTTCGAAGCGTCGGGCCGGGTCGTGCTGGAGCATCCGCTGAGCGCCAGCACAAAGACCACGGCGGCGACGACTGCTGCCCTGGCAGCCGGCGAGACCGTCCCGGTCCGCAGGATGTGGTTCATGCGTCCTCTTCCCACAGGTCGTTGACGATCATAGGGAGGTTGATGGTGATTACCCGGTACAGCTTCCGGTCGATGTCCAGATACCCGGCGCGAGCGGCCAGCTTCGCTCCCTCAGCTCCTCGGACGTCTACCTGGCGTACAGCACCGCCCAGGGTGAAGTCGCCGACGTAGGCAGCCATCAGGACGTCCAGCGCACTGACCAGGTTCGGGTCGATGATGTCGGGCGGCTGGGTCAGCATGGAGGTGTAGAGGCGAACGTTGAGGGTCACCACGACCGAAGTGGAGTCGAGCCCTGAAGTCATGGCGGGTTCCACCGTGCTGGCCCACACGGCGCACGTCAGACCGTTGCCGGGACTGTTCTTGGGTTCGTGGGTGTTGACCGATTCGAACACGCCCAGGGCCATGGCGTGCGACACGGCCCGGTCCAGGATGGTGGAGATATCGAGGGTCATAGCTCCCGGACCCTCTCATCCAGTACACGGTCCATGATCTCTTCTGCGCGGCCCTCGGTCTCGGTCTCGACCTGACGGAAGGTGAAGTAGCCGGGGAACCGGGTCTTGGGGCTGTTCCGGCTACCGGTGCCCTCCAGCCACGGTCCGTAGATCACTCCCCCGTCGGTGACGTCGTACCGGTCCTCGGACACACGGTCCACGCGGATATGCGACGTGTAGACGTGCCGGTTGACCCGGATCACCTCATCCAGACGCTCCAGGACCCGGTGCTCTGCCCAGTCGGAGGTGTCCTGGACGCCCTGCTCCACTGCCCGGCGGACTATCTGACGTCCCTCATCGGTCCAGATGGCACCTTCGAACCTGATCTGAACGTCGTAGTCAGCCATGTCAGACCACCCGCCGGCGGGCCTGGCGGCCGTAGTCCCGGTACGCGGAAGCCCGGAGGTCGTCCAGTCCGGTCCCGATGCCGGTCACCTTGTTGTCCCCGCTGCCCTGGCTGGACGCGTACGCGCCCGGTTCCTGGGTCAGCTGCACGATGGCCGTGGCCAGTGCCAGGTCCCGGATACGGGCAGGCACGAGGTTCACGGAGACCACGGCGGCCAGCGTGTGAGTGGCCGCCGTGGTGCCCAGGTCGCCGCGCACCACCGTGAACTGGCGCGGGGCGTAGACAGTGGCTCCGGAGTGCGCGGACAGTACCGATCCGTCCCAGGCCCGCTTCACCGTCAGGGTGTTCCCGGCGATGTCCACGATCAGCAGGCGTTCGGAGTCCAGCAGCAGGGTCTCATTGACCGTGTACTTGGTCCCGTCGGTCACACCCAGGGACACATCCGACGCCAGGGCGGTGGTCAGCCCCGACAGCTGGGTCTGCGCGGTCGTCACCATGTTCTTCCCGGTGACCGTCATCCGCTCGGTGTCCACCAGGATGACGTCACCGACTCCGACACTGGAGGAGTCGGTACCGGTGACAGCGGTCCCGGTGGTGTCGGTCACGGCCGCAGCCAGAGCGCCGCCGGTCCGGGTCCGGGTCCAGTAGCCGAACGTGCCCGTGAGAGCCACGTCGCGCTGAGGGGTGCTGCCCTGGCCGAAGGACGCGCTGGAGGCCCGGTTCAGCTCCAGATAGGTGTACGGCGGGGCGTACTGGGGATGTCCCCAGAAGATGTCGGCGTTGTCGATCACGTTCCCGCCGCTGGTCACCACCGGCACGTTCACGGTGGTGTCGGCCAGCTCAGAGGCGTCGAACCAGATCCGCCACGGGTACGCCGACTGGAAGTTCGGCCAGTCGAAGTACACGGTCCCTACCGTCGGGTAGAAGACCCGGTGCATCAGCCCGTCCACGTCGTCCGACGCGCTGGAGATGGCACGGTCTATCTGACGGTCGCTACGGGCCGTCTGCTTGACGTCAAGCGCCTGCTTAACGTCCTCCCTGCTGGCATAGCAAGGACGGGTGACTGTCATCCTTGATCCTTGCTTTCTTGATCGAGAACCCGGTGAGGGGTGGGAGTGACGGGTTATGGAGTTGTTGACCGAAGTGTACGGCCGGGAACTACATCCCGGCCATGGACTCGGGGTCCCAGTCCCGGGGGTACTGCCAGCCGTCGAACGGGCAGAACAGCACTCCCGGTGAGGTGGCCGGACCCTGCCGCAGCGGCTCGCCGTCGTTGGGGCAGGCCACCGGCGGCTGGGTCTTGTAGTAGGTGATGTACTCGGACTGCTCGACCAGGGTGGCGTAGAGGTCCCACCCCATGACCCCGTCACCGGCCATCAGGTGGCCTTCCGCGTCCGTGTGCGGTCCACTGGCCGCCTGGCGGGAGCGGTGCGGGCCTTCGGCTCGGAGACCTCTGCGGACGCCTCCACAGTGGCATCCGGGGCTTCGTCCACTACCACCGCATCCAGGGTCCGGTCGGTCGTTCCTGCCGACGTAGTCTTCCCCATTACGCTGCCACCACCGTTCCGCCGTCCTCGTACGGGATGTACGTGATCGACCACTTCACCGACCCGGTGTCGTTGGCCGACGTGGTGATGTCGATGCTGCCGACAGGCACCAGGAAGCCCAGGGCTCCAGGCACTTCGGCCGCACCGGCGGTATTGACCACCAGCGCGCCCCCGAGGGTCAGCGGAAGCGACAAGTGCCCGCCGATCTCCAGGGACGTCACGGCCGTGGCGCTGGTGAGGTCCACGGCCGTGCCCGTAGCCGGGGTGGAGGTGACCTTGACGGTGGTGATGGTGGCACCGATGGCCACCGTCGCCTCGCCGACCAGCGACGTGATCACTACCCGGCCGCCGGACACAGTGAAGATGTGCCCCAGCCCGTTCTGGGGGAGCGTAGCCGTGGCCCGGTCCACCTTGACGCCCAGGAGAGCGGTCCTGATGCCGTAGTCGCTGATCTTGTACGTCATCTCAGACCGCCACCACGGATGCGCCGGTGTCCAGGGGGACGTAGGTCAGGTACCAGGCGATCACGCCGTCCATCGAAGTGCCCGACGTGGTGATGTCGACCGTGCCAGCAGCCACGGCCAGGTATCCCTGTTTGAACCCGATCTCTGCGAATCCGACGGACCGGATGATCGAGTCACCCACTACTCCGGAGATGCCCAGGAGGTCGCCCGCAGGGGTGTCCGTGGTCCCGAGGTCCGTGGCGGTCACCAGGTCGCCCGAGGTTCCGGTGGTCGGGTTCGCCGACAGCTTGACGGTGTTGGCCACCGTCATCACGGTGGTCACCACACCCCAGAGTGCGGTGATCGCCACGTTTCCACCGGCGATGGTGAACAGGGACTTGGTCTCCGAGGCGCTGAGAGTGTACGGCTTGGCCGTCACCATGGCCCCGAGCAGCAGCTGTCGCTGCTGGCTGCCCTTGATTCCGCTGGACATGGATCACGCTCCCAGGATGGCGAGGTTCGCCGGGGTGCGCTGCACGGTGAGGTCGTGGAAGACCGCTACCAGGGTGGCGTTGGTGCAGGTGACCTTGAGGTAGTCGTACCCGTCGGCCATCTGCGAGCCGAAGATCGAGAAGACCGAGGTGTAGCCGGTCGTCCCGGCCAGGGCCAGGCTGTCGGTGGTCCACACGGCGGTCTGCTTGGTCCAGGCGGCGGTGCCGGTGTCGGACGTGGTCTGGTACCAGTGCGCGGCCTGGCCGAAGCCGTTGGCCGGGGTGAAGGCCGTGTAGCCGCTGCCGAACACCTTGGACGCGGTCACCACGACGCTGGACGCGCCGGAGCTGGTGACGACGTACGAGACGGAGGACGCACCGGAGACGTTCAGGCCGACGGTGTCGGCCAGGCTGACGACGTTGAAGACCCGTCCCAGTCCTTCCATTCCTGCCATGATCTACTCTCATTCCCGGACGGGGCGTGACTGCCGTCCATTGAGCCCTGCGGGCGGGCCGGGTCCGACGGATGCCGGACCCGGGTACTGCGACCTACCGGCTCTGGAGCTGGACGAACGCCGAGAGGGTGCTGGCGCTGCTGTTGTGCGGAGTGAGCGCCGACTGCAGCCACGGGCGGCCGTCCACCCGCTCGATGATCCGGTAGGCGATCTGGTCGTTCTGGAACAGGAACTGGTCGCTGCTGTCCACCCGGACCTGCTGGCGGTCACCGATCAGGTAGTACGAGAGGTCCACGAAGTTGATGTCGCCCGTGGTGCCCAGGGCAGAAACCTTCTCTGTGAAGATCACCGGACGGCCGAGGATCGTCATGGGCGGGGTGTCCGCACCCGGCTGGCTGTAGCCGCCGATCCACACGGGACCGCCGCCGGTGCCCACGGACAGGGCCATGGTCGCCAGCTCCGGGAACGAGTCGATGCTGGCGATCCACACCGCGCTCTTGAGCGAGGTGGGGAGCATCCGGGCGTACATGCCCACGATGTTCTCCCACTGGATCGTCGCCGACGCCTGCCCCGACTGCTTGGACACCTGCACCGACGCCGGGCAGTTGATGAAGCCCAGCGGGGTTCCGACACCGGTCTCGGTCATGAACGCCACGTCCTCAGACCAGGCGAGACCGGCCGGGATGCGGGTGTCGAACCACCCGGCGAACGCCGGGGCGTCGTCCAGGAGTTCGCGCGGGACCTTGAAGAACCCGGTCAGCTTCTTGGCGTCCAGGACGACCTTGCCGAAGGTCGCGGTGGACTCCGCGAGCGATGCGGCTTCCTCGGTCCAGTTGAAGACGACCCCACCGAACAGGCTGGAGACGTGGCTGGTCTCGTCCACGGTCGGGATCGGCACCCGCAGGGTGGACATGGGGATGACGGTCGCGCGCGGGCGCACGATCGACTCCTCCAAGGCCAGCTGGAGCAGCTCGGACCGCATGATCTCGGGGATCAGGAAGCCACCGGCTCCCGGCTCCTCGGAGCTGAAGGAGTTCTGGAACTCCTGCACGTTGCCCAGGCGGCGGAGCAGCTCCGCGCGGTTCTTCCGCGTGGTCGGGGACGTCGCCTCGCGGATCGCCTGGCAGTACTCGCCCATGGACGCGAAGCGGTCGTCCTCCTTGACGGACGCCTCCAGCACAGCGCCCATGGACGCCTTGTTGTAGACCGCGCCCTTGCCCTTGGCCACCATCGCGGTGCCGTCGGCAGTGAGGACCGGCTGCCCGTTCTGGAGCTGGGCACCGAGCTTCGGGCCGCCCTTGCCGGTCTCGCGGACCATGTCGAACAGCACCGACTGGACCTGGGTCCGGACCTCGTCCGTGGTGTCCGTGTTGTTCTTGGTGTACTGCTTGGCGTAGGCGTCCAGGAATTCCTTGGTCTCGCCGTTGGTCACCGCCTCCGGGCTGAAGAACTCCCTCAGCTTGGCGTGGTCACCCAGCAGCTCCAGCAGCCCGTCAGAGGTGGTCGGAGCCATGAGCTTCGTCATCGTGCGCCCCCTTTCAGGGCATCGGCCAGCAGGCTTGCGAGCAGGCTGGTGTCCAACCGGTCACCCGGGTCGTAGTCCGGGTTGATCCTCTTCATCGCTGCCTGGAGTGTGGACTTGGCAGCGGAAGCGTTGGTGAGTCCTTCGGTCTGCGGGAGACGGGACAGTGCGTTCTTCACACCGGCCGCGTTCGGGGCGTCACCCGGGTGGTACTTGTAGGGCAGCGCCCAGGCAGCCTGGGTGGACTTGTCGCCCGCCTTCTCCCCGGCGCAGATGCCAGAGTAGAACGCTGCGGGGTCGTCGGAGGCGGACCCGTTGTGCCATGCCTTGGACGCATCCCACGGAGAGTTGTCCACGCCGTCGGCGTTGACCGGGCGCACCGAAGCGGAGTCGGCCGGCGCGGACGGCTTCGGCGGGATCGGCTTGACCTGGTTGCCGTCCTTGTCGAAGTAGTCGTTGTCGGTGTCGCCCTCGGGAGTCGAGTCGTCGTCTCCGTCGCCGTCGGGATCGAACCGCACCGTGCCGTCCGCACCCTTCACCCAGCCGTCGGACCCGAGCGGCACATCCCCGATAGGGGCGGTGTTGACAGCCCTTGAGTACACCGAGAGATCCCAGCCGGCGGACGGCACCTCCTGACCGTGGATGCCGTCCGCCAAACCGTCCGCAACTGCTTCAGCGTCCGAGTACCACGTCTCTGCTGACATCTTCGCAAGCCAATAGTCCGACGGCTTTCCCGATCGCCCTGCGTAGATGGACGCGATCTCACTCGTGATCTTGTCCAGAAGATCCGCCGTCTGACGAAGATCGTCCGCGTCCCCGATGGCCATGCTGAAACCATTATGGATCATCATCTGGGAGTGCGGGGCCATCTCCAGTTTCCCCGGGCTGGCGGCCTGAGCAATGAAGGACGCGGCCGAAGCTGCTAGTCCGTCCACGATGACATGGACAGATCCCTTGCGCTGCTTGAGCTGGTTGAAGATCGAGATCCCATCAAACACATCCCCGCCGGGACTGGAGATGTGTAGCTCGATATCGCCCTTGACCCCCTTGAGGTCAGCCAGAAATGACCCGGCAGACACCCCGTAAAACCCGATTTCGTCGTAGATGCTCACCTGAGCGGGAGATCCGTCAGCAGAATTGGCGATGGAGTACCAGCCGGGGAGCGTCCCCTGGAGGTTCTGGAGCCTGCGGGTCGACCGCAGTGGCTTGGCCGCGTGCACTACGTCACCTTCTTAGGATGCTTGAGAACCAGTCGGGACGCAGTCCGAACCCGGTGGCAGTTGGCGCATACCACTTCGCACTTCTCGATCTCTTCCCGAACAGCCTGCATGGATCGCGTCCCGGACCGAGAGATGCTGAACCTCTTCGTTCCCCGGACATGGTCGAAGTCCATGCAGATCGGGGGGAACATACCCCCGCAGTCCGCGCACGGGACGCTCTTGAGGTCGTCAAGGATCTTCTGCCGGTCGTCCCTCCGGTCCCGGTTGTACTCCGCGATCCAGTCCTTGTTGGACTGGCTGTAGTCCGCCAGGTACGCGGACTTCGCGGTACGGCAGGGCTCGCAAGCGGCTTCACCCGCACGAACGTGTGCCTGATGGCCAGCAGGAGTTCCGGTTCGACCGTGGCGGGAGCATGCAGTGTGTTCCATACCTCGTATTCTGCAACACGTCCTCACCTCCCGCTCACCTCCACCGGGATATAGCCGTTGCTCAGTACCTTGCGCAGCAGGGCTGCCATGTCCTCACCGGGCCCGGCAGGCGCAGCGGGAGCGCCTGGCTCCGCAGGCGGCACGGCGACCCAGCCGGGCGGGAGTGACGGGCTCTGGGTCGCCTTCTCGACCACACCCATGTCGGGCAGGCCCACGACCTCCAGCACATCACCGGGATCGAATCCGGCAGCCACCAGTGAAGCGGCGGCGGCGGCCTTGCCTGCCAGTTCGGTGACAGCCGTCTCGGCGTTGACCGGGCTCGGGTCGTCGTAGTCGAACTCCACGTTGGCCCCGGTCGACCCGAACAGCGGCAGCAGTTTGGAGTTGAGCGTGTCGCGGCGGCGGTTCAGCCGGGGCAGGATCTGCCAGGCTACGAAGACCTCCTGCGCCGTCTGGGCATTGGCCCGGTTGACGTCGTCGGCCGTGCCCAGCATGGTCTTGTGGATGCGCCACGCCTCGCGGAGTTCATCGCGGTTGGCCAGCCGGAGTTCGCCGTACTCCATGTCCTTGTTGGTGTGCGCCGACGGGTTCCACTCCGCGCCGTCTTCCAGTACGCCGACGTGGCCGGCACGGGCGACGCCACGGTGGGACTCGCGCCAGCGGTCCACCAGCTGATCGAAGTCACGATCGTTCAGCTTGTTCGGGACAGTGATGACGCCACCCGGGTCGGCACCGTTCAGGAACAGGTTTCGCTGGTACTCGGTGGCGTACCGCTGCTGCTGGATATTGGGCATGATCGCTGCGACCGGACCGGCACCCCGGTACGGGTCCAGCGGATCGGGCCGCTTCTCCAGGATCACTTCGGACGCCTTCAGCGGTACCTGCTCGCCGTTGGGACCCGTGTAGATCCACCCCGTCAGTGTCCCGTCAGGTGCGGGCACCGGCTCCATGCGGTCGGGGCGGACGTACCAGATACCGGTGGGAAACCCGATCTCGGTGTCCAGGACCCAGAAGGTCTCCCCGGTCAGTTCCTCGTGCTGCTGGCTTCCCTCACGGAACTCGAACCCCGAGTGCATCGTGTTGGGCTGGTTCCACAGCTGGATCGCCGGATGCTGGATCACTTCGGTGCGCTGGTCGCTGCCCTGGTCGCCGGTGGTATACCGGCGGCGGCCGTCTACCGGCTGCTTCCGGTACAGCCGCCATGTGGGCGTAGCGGAGGCTTCCGCCAGCAGGGACACGATGGAGAACACCGTGCCGGACATGCCGTACTGGCGCATGGACGTCTCGCGGTCCTGGCGGCCGTTGCCCAGGGTGAAGCTGTGGCCCCGCAGCAGGCTGCCTGTGTTGCCGACGTTGACCGGCGGCGCTCCCTGGGCGTTGCGGACCTTCCGCAGGAAGCTAGTCACCGCCGTCCGTCTTCCAGTCCAGGGCCAGCAGCGACAGGCCGGAGACGACGAACCCGGCGATGGTGTTCCCGACGAACGCGCCGGTATCGATCATGGCGAAGGCCGCCACGGTGAGTCCGTGGTCGGCCAGCCATCCGGTAGTCACGGTGCGTACCCTGCGCCAGCGGACCAGGACCGGACGCGCGCGGGAGGCACTCCAACGAGCGGGAGCAGCCTCTACCGCCATTGCCGGGCCTCCGTTGTCCACATGTGATAGGAGTGTCGCACGGACTGGCCGGTATGTACAAGGAGGTCACATGCGGAACGACCGGTAGCGCGGCGTGCGCCCCAGGTCCTTCTCAGCGGTCATGTACCTGGTGCAGTCCATGCCGTGATCGTCCACCTTCAGCGGCTGCTCCTTGGCCTGCTTGCCGTTGCCCGTGTCCCAGATGTAGCCGACGATCTCCTCCAGCGTGCTCTGGGGCTTGCCCACGTCCTTCAGTGCCTGGTCCAGGCGCACCACGGCGTCCCGGCAGAACACCAGCCGCGCCCTGCCGTCAGCCTGCGGCCGGAGCCGGACGGCTACCGCCTGGATTCCCTCGCTGACGTTCTTGGTCGCAGCCCGGGTGGACATCAACAGGTGCCGCTCCAGCGTCGCCCGGTCTTCGGCGTCGTGGTCGCAGATGATCGCGTACGGCCGGGCGTCCATCACCGCCAGGATGTCTTTGGCGTGGTCCTCCACCAGCCGGCGGGTCCGGTAGATCTCCTTGTACATGTACAGCCGACCGTCGGGGTCCTCCGCCCAGAACTGGCAGACGAACGGATTGGTGAAGCCGAAGTCCACGACCCAGTAGCGGGGCCAGTCCTTCGGCGGAACGAACGCGTCGCAGACGTTGAGCACCGGGTCGAACTCTTCGTAGATCAGACCCTCGGCAGCCACCCACAGGCCGCGTCGCAGCCGCTGGTACCGCACCCCGGTCAGTGCGTCCAGCTTGCCGATGTAGTCCCGTCCAGCGGCCGTCAGGACACCGCCCCGGTACAGCACCGGGTTATCCTCGTGCCGGGATTCGAGCAGCACGGTCTGCCCGGCGTCACACCGCTGCTTGAGCCAGTGGTGCGGGACGCCGGGGTTGGCATCAGAGATCAACTGCTGATACGGCATCACGCCGTTCCGGAGCCTGGTTGTGACGGCTTCCCAGTCGTCCAGTGTCAGTTCGGTGGCTTCCTGGACGAACACCATGTCGTACTCGGTGGACATCACCCGGGACGCCTTGTCGAGTCCACCGAGCGTGATCGTGCTGCCGTTGTCGTACCGGTACTGGGCTGCTTCCTGCGCACTGCCGCCGTAGAACGACACCATCCCGGACCTGATCGCCTCAGCGGCCACGTGCTTGCGGTAGGTCACCAGACCGGACGACGTCAGCGACACCTGGGTCTTGCGCAGCATCAGGCCGCGCGCGTCCGGGTACTTCATCATGGCCGCATTGATCTTCTCCAGCGCCGCACGGCTCTTGCCCGTGCCCGCCGGCCCGGAGAGTAGAAGCTCTCCGTCCCGGCGGCGGAACAGCTCAGCCGCCGCGCCGATCGGCGCATACCGGTGCACCAGCGCGGCGGCGGTCACCGGTGCGGCCAGACCGCATCGAAGGAACCGGCGACCAGGCACAGCCATCCGACGACCTTGCCCGGCAGGTAGGCCCACTTGCGCGGCCGGGGATTGCTCACAGTCCTTCTCCTTCTGTCTGGCCCGGCATGACGATCTCGTAGCGGACACCGCCGGACAGGTCCACTTTCTGGGCAGCGTCCGCTCCCAGGAGCTTGCGGCGCGACTCGGACACCTGCCGGAGCTGAGCGGCGGCCTGGACGCCCGGACCGTCGTCCAGGACCGGTACCAGGGTCATGGTGCCGTCGGCGTCCTCGGACTCCAGCCGGACCACCTTGCCGTGCTGGACCATCAGGTGCTCGCGCTCCATGACGCCCAGGAGGTACGCCTCAAGCCGGTCCAGCTTGGCCAGTTCCAGCTTCAGCACCTCTAGGCCGCCTTCGCTGCGCACAGCGGCCAGAGCCCGCTGGACTCGTTCCCAGGCAGTGTCAGGGGCGCATCCCATCTCCGCTGCGATAGCCCGGTAGCTCATCGACCTGGAGCGCAGCCGGGCCGCTTCGGCGTCCAGGTCAGCGGTCTCCAGGGTCGCAATGAACCTGCCGTCCGGGCCCTTCGTCCGCGTGGCCTGGTGTCCGGTCGGCTCCGGTCGGACAACGTCACCAGCCACGACGACGCTCCACGGCCGGGCCTTCCAGGACGACGGGCACGCCCACGGCGAACGGTGCCGCCGGCGCGGTCTGCGCGTCGCCGTTCCCGTTGCTGAACTGGTCGGGGTCGCGCATCGGCGGTACCAGGCCGCAGGCGTGGAACAGCCGCAGCAGGTCTGCTTCTACCCGCTGCTTGACGTGGACCACGAACGCGTCGCCGCGCGCCACGTCGGCGGCACCGGCTGCCTGGAGGTCGGACAGGTCGGACCCGAAGGCCACCGCCTGGGTGTTCAGGGCCTTGATGGACGCGGCCTGGTTGGTGGCCGCCGTACCCAGCTGGGTGAGGGCGGCGGCCTGTGCAGCCACGGTCTGCTGGAGACCGGCGATGACGGCCTCGTCCGCTGCCTGGCTGGCCATGACCGTGGCCATCTGGCTCATCAGCAGGACCACGTTCGGGTCGGGATCGGGAGTAGCCATTGGATCTTCCTTTCGGGTGGCTCATTGGGTGGCTCATGCGTATACGGATGAGCCAGGCTCATGAGCTAGCTCATCCGTGAGCCCTTTTGGCTCGTTGTGCAGGTCAGACGGTGGCTCATGGGTGGCTCACGAGAGAAAGGCTCACCAAACGGCTCCTCCCCAGTCTCTAGGACTGGGGAGCCGATGAGCCATCCGTGATTTCTATCGGAACGATCTCCTTGAACCGCGTCGTGGACGGTGCTCCGGAAGCGGTGAGAACCGGCTTGATCCGTCCCTGCTGAACGAGGTCGTTCCACGCACGCTTGAAGGTGGCCAGGGCCATGGACTTCGGTACGGTCAACTGCTTCACCTCCGTCTTGGTGAAGTCGTCCGCTCCCCGCCAGATCCTACGAATGATCTCCATCACCTTGGCCTGGCTGGGGAGCATGTCGCCCGGCAGGTCCGGCAGCGGGTCATCCCGGTAGTCGTCCGACTCCTCCTGAACCAGTACCACGGACGTCTGAGCCGGGGTGAAGTCGAACGGGTCCTCCTCCCTCGTGACGATGACCTCGAGGACGAACGTCTTCGTAGCGCCTTCATCCTCATCCTTCTCCTTGGTGTTCTCCAGGACGTAGCGGGTGGTGCCGTTCTTCTTCTTGACCATCATGAACTCCGTGTTGATCCCGCCCATGACGCTGCCTCCGCCGCTGCCTCCTTCACCGCCCTTCGGTGTGTGGTGCGCCAGCATGACGCACGCCCCTGTGTCCCGCTTCAGCTGGTCCAGGCGTTCGACCACCAGACCCAGCTCCGTGTTGTCGTTCTCCTTGATGCCGACGGTTACCCGGCGCTGGGTGTCCAGCACGATGAACTTGGCGTTCAGCCTCTGGCAGACCTTCGTGTAGGCGTCCCACTCCGGACCCATCACCTGGAGCGGCTCCGGCAGGAAGTACACGCCGGTCATCCGGCGTCCGTTCTTCTGCTCCCATGCGCGGACACGCTTCTTGAAGCCCCGAACGCCCTCCGCCACGATGTAGACCACGTTGCCCTGGGTAGCTTCGTGGCCGTTCCACGGGACGCCCGTCCCGATACACGCGGCCCAGTCCAGGGCCACCAGCGACTTGCCCGACCCGGGCTCACCGTTCACCCGGCAGAGGGTCTCCAGGGTGAGCCAGCCACGGATCAGCGGCTCAGGGTCCCGGATGCTGTCCAGGGCCTCCGTGTCCAGGAGCCTGGCCATCAGGGCGTCCACGGGGTCCACGGCCGCGACGACCGGCACCGCGTCCGCCAGCGTCCAGCCGGCCGCGAAGTGGTCCCACGGGTCCTTTCCCGTGCGGGCCTGGACGACCTCGACCGCGAGTCCGGCCTCCCGCAGGTACGCGGCACGTGTCTCTGCGCACTTGCGGCCGGGGTCGTCGTTGTCCTGCCAGATCCGCACCAGGGACGCGCCCCGCAGGCTCTCGGTGTACGAGGGCAGCCACTTCGCGCCGGCTCCGGCAGCCACGGTGGTCGGGACCAGGCCCACGGCGTTCAGCGCGTAGCAGTCCTTCTCGCCCTCGCAGAGGTCGATCACACCTCCGCCCGCGCAGGTCTTGAGCACGTTCCGCAGCTTGTACAGGACCGGATGGACGCCGTCCATGGACCTCACGCCGTCGGCGTTCTCCTGGTGGAACGTCTTGCCCACGCCCCGGACGTTGTAGTGGGCCGTGGTTCCGTCCTCGTTGCGGTACTCGTACCTGGCTGCCTCCGGATGCGGGGTGGAGAAGAACTCCGGTACCGGTCCGGGCTCCGGTTCCGCATCGCTCAGGGGTGTGTCGAACAGGTCCCGCATCCGCAGGCCCAGTGCTGCGGCCACATCCGACGTGGGGCATGCACCGCTTTTGCAGTCGATCAGTACCCTGTCCCCGCCGTCGGTGACCACCAGCGCCGCACTGTTGCCGCCGTGCACCGGGCAGAACCAGCGCTTACCGGTCCCGGAGCCCGTGCTGTCGCAGCCGTGGGCGTCCAGGGCCGCTGTGAAGCGCTCGTAGGCCGACCCCTCGGTATCCGTGCCCTCCCGGAGTCCCAGGGCCGCGTTGCGCTCCCTGCGGGTCGCCTTGACCTCCGTGTCGGCCGCGTCGGCGTAGGCCACCCTCATGTCCGTGTAGCCCATCGCCCGGTGACCGTTCGCTGTCTCGGACGCGCTCTCGCTCATGCCGCCCTCACCACGGTCTCCAGGCCGCTGGTCACGTACGGCATCCGGAGCAGCTCCCCGAAGTCGGGGTGGTCCTCGCTGAAGCGGAATCCGCACCGGGAGCACCCGAGCCACTGGGTCCAGTTGGCGGAGAGGCTGTCCCGCGTCTCCAGGGGCGCTCCGAAACAGTCGTGGGTACCGTCCGCGCTCCGTCGCCGGTCCGTTTCGGTCGTGCTAGCGTTGCTCACAGCGAAATCTCCTTCGCTCTCGCCCCCGGTTGGCTTCCCACCATCGCGGGGGCTCTTCCATGTCCCGGACCGCGTGTCCGAGAAGCGTAGCCCGGTTCTGCGGTCCTGGTCGTCCCCCTGATCATACCACTATTGACCGTCCTATGGTCATGCGGTACAGTGTGCGTATGACCAAAACCGAGAGAGGGACCGTTCAAGTGGCTGTGTACCTCCAGCCCGCTGAACGCCAGTCCCTCCGGGAGGTGGCAGCGGCGAGCGGAGTATCGATGTCCGTCTTCGTTGCCCGCCTTATCCGGAAGGAGCTGGACAAATGACCGGAAACGTGACCCGCGAAGAGAGCAATGGGCGGATCACCTGCAACCCCTGCCACCGCCCCATCGGGCGCGGGGATGTGTACCTGGCCCTGGAGCGGGTCCACCTGGGCGGCCGTACCCGGATTCTGAACGCGCACCCCGGCCACCTGGTCCACGGACCGGTGGCGGCCGGATCGCTCGCGCCGTCGGTGACCGCGTCGGGGGTGTCGGCATGATGTCCGCCGCCCGCCTTCGCCAGATCGAGGCGTTCACGGACCACGAACTGGTGACCGCATGCGAACTGCAAGGCTTCGTCACGGAGCTTCTCGCCGCCGTCCGGGAGATCCCGGAATGCGCCCGCTGCGGCGACACCGGCCACTGCGCATGCTTCCACGACGCCTGCCGCGTGTGCGGCAGCAAGGACCACGGCCGGCACTCCGGCGGTTCCCTGGCAGCGGGCGTCAGTGCCGCCGGAAAGGTGTCGGCATGACCAGGAAGGTGGACCGGCCGCACCTGCGCACGGGTACCCAGGGGATGGCCCGCCCTGCGGCCAAGCTCACTGACGCGGAGGTGGTCCGCATCCGCGAGCAGTACGCGGCCGGCACGGCCAACCAGCGTCGCCTGGGCCTCTACTACGGGGTGACGTGCAGCGTCGTCGGGCACATCGTCCGGGGCGAGTCCTGGACCCACGTCGGAGGACCGGTCACCCATGCGGGGCGGGGTGCTCAGGACCGTGGCTGACATGGAACTCAAGTGCCTCTCGTGCATCGTTGAGCACAAGATGTGGAACCAGACGGTCACCTCCGCCCGGGGCGTGGAACCCGAGATGCGGACCGCCGTCACCCTGGCCGCGATCGAAGGACTCGGTCCGGTCACCCCGATCTGCTACCAGCACCTCCAGATCAACCGGCCCACCGGCCTGATGATCGCAAACGGTCAGCTCCCGTCCCCCGGCCGCTGACAGCACTCTCCCGGCACACGAGCCGGAACCGACAGGGGAAATGAAATGAAGGACGTCGAACGCACCCTCCGCAAGGCGTACCGCGTGGACGCGGACGCCGCAGCCCTGATCAGGGCCAACGAGATGACGGGCAAGTACGATCACCCGTCCTGGATCAGCCGCAGGATCGCATCCGTGATCGACAGGTACACCGACTGGAAGTGCCCGAAGTAGCCGAACAGCAGAGACGGCGCTCCCCCTGACAAGGAGAGCGCCGCACCGCACCGGATACAACCGCCCGACCCGCAAAGGAGAGCATCGTGTCCCAGCCCCTTGATCGTACCGCCCCCGAGTCCTCCGACACCGACCTCACCATCAGGATGCTGGTCTCCGTCAGCTCCACGTGCCTGGACCTGGTCGCCAAGCTCGACCACGAGCGCCGCGAGCTGCGGCGCGAGCTGTCCCTGGAACGGGAGGTCAGCGCGGCCCTGTCCCCGTCCGCCGACAGCCATGCGCTTCTCGGCCGCGACGACCGGACCGAGGTCCTGGACCGGATCGAGATGGCGCGCAAGCGCTACGAGGCCAACCGCCCCGTCTCCCGGGACGGCGGCCCGCAGGACACACCCACCGTCCGGCTGCGGCCCCGGCGGACGCCGTGAGCGACGTGTCGGCCGCCCCCGCGCTGTTCGGCTTCCTGGTCGTCGGTATCGGCCGGATAGCTCTCAAGCGCAAGACCAGGCGCAGGAATCGGAGGAAGCGATGAGCACGCCAACGCCTGACTGGCACGATCAGATCAAGAGAATCCAAGCAGAACTGACCGCGAGTCCGTCCGCGCACGCGTCCGTCCGTCCGGGTCCGTCCGGCGCGTCCGGCCTGATCGGAGTGCATGCGGGCGCGAGTGCGACTCCCGGACGGACGCCGGACGCCGGACAGCTGAACGCCCTCTGGCACGGCTTCGCTCCCGTCCTCGGAGGCATCGGGTTCTTCGGCGCGCTCACCTGGGCCGTGGGATCGGAGACCGGCCGCAGGACAACCGTCTACCTGGCCGGGGCGACCTGGACAGCACT